CTCAGTCTTTGAAACAAATACGAAGGTCTTTTTGTGACAAAAACAGGGTAGTTTTTGTGACATTGTATTATAGTCGTGAAATTCGGTAGTAGGGAAAGTGGTTTATCCGCTGCAAGCATCCCCCGTTACACAGAGGCCACTCGTCTACTTGCACTTGCGGCCTGACGAAAGGCGCGGATAAAATCGTGCGGGTGCGAGATTTGAACTCGCGATTTTCTGCTTATGAGACAGACGCCTTACCACTTGGCTAACCCGCATTAAAAGAACTGCCCATATCATAACACACCTGTCAACCCCTTTAGGTATGCGGCAAAACGGGGGTTGACACGTAGTGTATCATGTAGGCATGTCAACAGCAAATAGATTAAACGAAGGAAAGAGCAACCGAAACAAGGACGAGTTCGACAAGAACTTTGACGACGTAAAGTTTCCCAAGAAAAAGGGAACCTCATCGGAAGGGAAGGAGAAGCGCCGCAAGGAATGGCTGCGAATGATCCTCTTGGACGACGGAGGGGACTATCCAGAGCTTGAGGAAGATGTAGAGAAGGCTTACGAACGCTGCAAGGGGCTAGACTACTAATGGATCAACGTGAGCAACAGATAGCACTAGGAGACGATCTAGCGAAACTACTAGACCGCTACGCACTTGATTGGGAAATGACCTATGAGAGTATCATCGGATGCTTGGAGCTAAAGAAGCTTGAGATTGCCGACTTTCTAATTAGCGGCGGTGAGGACGATGAAGACTATGAGTGAAGAACTAGCCATAGAAACCAAGCATTACATTGCCAAGGCACTGAAGAATGCGCAGGAGCACTCCGACCATAACCGTTCGTGGTGTCACCGTGACCCCGTTCATTGGTGCAAGGTAGCCCAGCACATTTTACAGAAGCCAAGCTCGGCATACAGCTTCATCAAGTCGGGCAAGTGCAAGAAAAATGCATATTACGATATACAGACCGAGCTATTCTCAGACCCAGAATCTCAGATCATCCGAAACGCATGGGCATCAGAGATTGCAGCCATTCAATTCCAGGGCATTGACACTTTTCGCACGTCTCAAGAGAAATACTCGGAAGCGGTGGAAGAAGGGAAAATAGAAATAGACGGAAATGAGCTTTTCAAGCAAGCCAAGGCACTCCAAGGCTTTAACGACATTCATGGCAAGCTTACGGGTAACAACGTACAGAAGCACGTCGTAGAGCATGTGGTGACGCAAGACGACTACGATCAGAAAAAGCAGGAGTTGAAGGATCGCATTGCCAAGGCCAAGGAAGCTAAGAAGGTCGAAGAGGACATTATTGAAGCATAACTATGAAGGAAATCTGGATATTTGGAAACGGAAAGACGAGCGAAGGTAGCAGGTGGGACATCTGCCGATTTGAGGTTCCTGGTGAAACTTTCGTGAAATACTTCAGTATGTCACAGATGCGAAGTGACATTCACGCAATAGAGGGGATTCGTCCTCACCTCATCGTCAATACCTCTGAGCCGTTTGATGAGTTGTTGCATCGCCAAGCCAACTGCGCAGCACGACACCAAGCACCAATTATTGACCTATACTAGATGGAACTAGAATACGCAGAGCACCCTATTCTTCAGCCACCCTCCGACGAGGATCAGCTATGGATGATTGACAATGACCCTGAAGCCTACCTTCAGAGCATTCAGGTGCATAATGACCGCATTGAGGCTTCCGTCATTGACCCAGTGTACAACAGCTTCGTACTTCCGCAGCAGGAGCGAGTCAAGGGACTCTTGGCTGACCCTAAGATTGACGAGGTATGGGTGCTGGGTGGCAACAGGTCAGGAAAATCGAGATCAGCAGCATGGCTAGTGATGCGAACCCTCATGGAGAATCCCAACACTGAGATTGTGTGCTGGGCGCAGAATGAGGATGCCTCGGTAGAACGTCAGCAGCCCTACCTATGGGAAATGATGCCCCAAGAGTTCAAGAAGAAGCAGAAGGACGAGGTTGCCAAGATCAACTACTCCAAAGCCACAGGATTCACTGGAAACAAGTTCATCCTCCCGAACGGTTCTGTCTGCTATTTCAAATTCTACACTCAGTTCCAGAACGATGACTCTGTGATCGAGGGTGCTAAGCTGGGCGCTCCAGTTAAGACTTGTAAGTTTATCAATATCGGCACTTGGTGTGATGAGTATCTGGGAGACGAAACGCTTTTGAAACGATTGCGCTCTCGTTGCGGTGACTTCGACGCTAAGATTCTAGTGACGTTCACTCCGCTACGTGGATACACACCGTGTGTAGGTTCCATGCTAGACGGGGCTAAGACGGTCGAAAGTCTACCAGCATCGCTACTTGACGGGGAGCTGATGCCCTACGTGCAGGAACCCTCTGGCCGTGACAATATGGCGATTGTCTATTACCATTCAGAGCGTAACCCGTTCTCTAACTGGAAGCGTCTTGCCCGAAATCATGCCAATGCCTCTGTGGAGGAAATCAAGAAGGTGCTGTACGGCTACCCGACCAAGAGCATGACTGCCATGTTCAACACCTTTGACCAAGTGGCACACATTTACGACCCAAAAGAGGAGAAGATTGATTTCTCTGATGGTTCATGGACAAACTACCAAGTGATCGACCCTGCTGGTGCGAAGTCGTGGGCATGTGCTTGGTATGGGGTGAACGCCAAGGGTGACGTAAGACAATGGGCTGAGTGGCCTGATCGCGCAACGTATGGTGAATGGGCGGTGGAAGGCAAGTCTCAGGTTCGGTCTGATGATGCGGTGACGTGGAAGCGTGGGCCAGCGGCAGAGGACTGTGGGGGCTTGTCTATCCGCTCCCTACAGATGGAGTGGACGAAGATTGAGGGCAATATCCCTATCTTTGAGCGCATCATCGACATACGCTTTGCCCATAGCCCCAAGCAGACGGCAGACGACGGTGAGCGTACCCTGCAAGATGAGCTGTATGACATTGGTATTGAGACAGTTCCATCATTCGGCGCACATGAGGATGTAGGTCTAGCCAAGATTCAAGAGTGGTTGGCCTTCGATAACAAGCAGCCATTCGACAAGTTTACCAATTCCCCAAGCTTCAGAATGTCAACGGATTGCGGAAATTCAATCTTTAGCTTTATGAACTACTGCCAGAACGGGAAGAAGGACGAACCGCTGAAGGACTTCATTGACCTTCCCCGATACGCAGCAACCCACGACGAAGGAACAGGCATTGGACACTTCGGAAAGGACACACTTGGAGTCTTAGTCCAATCAGGAGGATATTAACTATGAGTAACGAAACTTGCAAATCACTAGCCGAACAGCTCGGCAAACCATACACAGCAATGCGAATCGGTAAGCTCCGTGCAGCAGTTTGCTCAGAAGAAGACCTAGACGGCAATGAAATCCTGCCTGCTGGGGTATTAAAGATCATGGCTCAGATCAAGGGTGAGCTAGATGTAATCGAGGAAGCAGCACCAGAAGTGGTCACAGTTCGTGTTCTGCATCAACAAACGGGCAATCCGCGATTCATCTACGCCGAAGACCCAGAGACCAAGAAGAAGGTCAAGGTTCTGGTTCCCAAGCGTCACAAGGACATCATTAACCATAAGGGCAAGCGCCTAAAAGTCAACAGAGGAGAATATGATGGAAAACTACAATACCGATACCCAGCAGCTAAATAGGGGTGAAATACGAGACTGCGTTGATTTCTGGATGTCGATTGATTACCAAAAATTGGTTCGCGGAGAGATTGACCCAGCTTCAACTGACGAAGAACTGGAGGATCGTCTTGGCCTCAGCGATAGAGGGATAGACTTCATACTTAAACGGCTAAGGCACGACCATAGCCACAATACGTGATAAGATAAAAACAATGGCTACATACCGAAATCAAGACCGCGACGAGTCGGAGATTTACTACGACGAAGACTTTGACTACACCCAATTCAAGGAGACTTTCGACGAGGACGTTGATAACCTCTCTGACTTTATTAAGCGATGTTCTGATTCATCTGACATTCGACGGTGCGACTGGGCGGGCAAGACTCCCGACCTAAAGAAGTCCTCTGAGACGGCATTCCCGTTCAAGGATGCATCTGACACGGAGGTCCATCTAGCGGAATACCACATTGCGTCTCAAGTAGCCATTAACGAGAATGCACTGCGTAAGTCCACCATCAAAGCCTATCCGCGAACAGCTCAAGACATTCAGCGAGCGACAGAGGTGACTGTCCTGTTCAAGTGGTTCCGTGACGCTGGCATTCCAGAGTTCTGGCAGCAAATGGAGAAGGCAGACAACTATGCACAGGAGAAGTCGCTACGTGTAGCCTACTGCGACTACAAGTCACCAACAAAGCGGTCATACGAGAAGATTTTTGATTTAGAGGAGATTCAAGCGTCATTTGGAGATGTAGCCCCAGATTTCATTGAAGTCCTCGCAGACGAAGACCGTGTTGACGAGGCACTAGAAGCCCTCAACTCCATCGAAGGATGGGAACTAAACGAGAAGCGCGTTAAACGTGCGCTCAAGGAACTACGCGACAAAGGCATTGCCACCATCCCCGTGACTATCGAGGATTCTGGTAGCCCCATCTTACAAGTTCTAGCACCAGACGAGGAGTTCTTTGCTCCGTCATACACAACCAACTTCTGTGATGCTCCACGTTGCCATGTGCGTAAGCCGATGACAGCGCAGGAGATTCTAAGCCGTGTGAGCGCAGAAGGGTGGGACCAAGAATGGGCAGACTGGGCGGTGGAGAACGAGCGAGGCACACTCAATGCCTTCCGCACTAGCAGCTCTGTCAACAACCCACGGCAGCCTTCACGTATCGACGAGGAGCGCGACCTAATTGACGTTGTGTTCACCTTTGAAAAGCTCATTGATCGCGATGACTTGGCCGAGGGCATCTATCTGACGGTGTGGAGTCCAGAGTTCGGTGATAGTCACGGCGAGGTTCCACCATATGCTAAGCGCGTTCTACTCAGTGGATTGCGTCAGTTCCCGTTTGTCGTGCAGTCTCGTAGCTATGATGCTCGCACACTATACAGCGCACCAACCATTCCAGAGCTACTTAAAGCAAGCCAGAAGAACCAGAAGGTGCTGCGTGATGCGAACATGGACAACTCGGCGTATGAGGTTAGTCCTTCGCTGCTTGCCCCTCCCACGTGGGATCATGGTCGCCCTGGCCCAGGCGGTGTATATGCCACACGCGCAGGGCAAAGCCCATCGTATCTGAACCGCAACACAAACTTCGGTGCTGTGTTCAATCTTGAGAAGGAAATCGTCTCTGAGGCAGACCGCTTAGTAGGTCACTCGCCAGAAGACCCCACCTCCGTGGAGATGCAACGTGCGTCTATTAACCGTCACCTAAGCTTCGCTCAAGACGTGCTAAAGATGGTCTATGAGATGTACAAGCTTAAAGGGCCAGAGGAACTATTCTTCCGTGTGACAGGTCGCCCAGAACCAGTGCAGTTTGTAAAGAACTCCGATGAGACTGAGATGGACGTGACCATCAGCTTCAATACCATCTACGACGAGCCAGACAAGGTCGAGAAGATGATTGAGGGCTTGATTCGCGTTTCTAGTCTAGACACTGCTGGACGTGTGAATACAGAAGCACTCGTTGACTTTGGACTAGCGGCAATTGACCCAATGGCAGCAGAGACAATGCTAATGCCAGCGGAACAAGGTTCGGCTAAGGTGACAAACGAGACGCTTAGTGACATTTCACAGATGTCCTCTGGTATCGCACGTAGTCCAGCACCTAATGCTTCTGAACTACGTATGGAGGTTGTAGCTAACTACGAGGCAGAGCAACAGCAAATTCAAGCTGCTGGTCAAGTTCCTTCAGTTCTCTACTCAAACCCTCAGTTCGTCTTCTTGCTAGACCAATATAAGAAGCAACTACAGATGGCACTCGACCAGAAGAAGAATGGCACTGAGTTCGGCATCTACGGAACAGAAGCGGCAAGTGTCGGTAACGTATCAACCCAAGGATTAGAAAGTGCCTAAGACAACAATTAAAGAGTTCAAGACCTTCCTCAAGGAGAACCCCGAATATGGGGTTGCCCTTTACGAGTACCTAGAGGATCGGCGTGACCAGATGCTATCGCAGCCATGGTACAGCCCCGACAAGTACCTTGGAAAGCGTTGCCAAGTGGTAGCGGAGTTCCTCACGGCAGACCTCATGGAGGAATTCGACTTCAAGAAAGAGTCACGCAAGGGCTAGCATAGCCACACCGTGTGATAGAATTTAACCAACAGCCCCCGCCTTGGCTGATTAACAATAGGTAGATATGACAGATACACTAGAAACGGCTACCCCTGATGCCGAAGAAACCACTCAGGAGACACTAACACCAGAACAGCGCAGAGAAGCCCTCGTAGAGGAACGTATCCGCAAAGCGACAGGTGTTGAAGACGAACCAGAGCCAGAAACTCCCGAAACCGACGAGGAGGCCGAAGAGGAAGAAGCTAAAGGAGCAGAAGTCCCAGAGGTCGATGAAGACGAAGAGGAAGAGGAAGGCGAAGACGAGTCAGACGTTCTTTCACAGGATGAAGGATTTGACATTGAGGAACTCAATGAAGAGGAGCTAGAAGCACTAACTCAGCAAGTCAACGCTAAGGCAGGGAAAGCCCTTACCAAGAGCCGACTTAAAGAGAAGGAGTGGAAGGCAGAGCGAGAGAAGTTGCAGGCTCAGATTGACGAGCTAGCCACGAACGTAGTTACCACGGACAATCCATTCGCAGGGATTCGCACAGTCGAAGACGCTGAGAAGGATATTAAGCAATCCGAGGTGAATATCAAGGGCTGGAATCGGAAGCTGATTACTGAGCAGATCGAGAAGTATGACGATGCCAAGGGCGAAGATGTCCGAGGAGTCATGTTTGGAGATACGTTCATTCCAACTGCGCAACTTCTGGATGCAATCGACAAGGAAGAAGAGAAGCTTGAACCACTACGTAATCGCAAATCTGAGCTAAAGAAAGCCTCAGAGACGCTTGGAAGCACTAGCGAGCTGGTGACTGATGTACGGAGCAAGCTGAACATCGACGAGAATGAGGATGCCGCCAAGGAGTATGACTCTCTGCTGGACAGTCCGAAGTTTGAGTTGGTTAAGAATGTCTTCCCCGAATACGCCAAGGAACTGATCGAATTGTTCGGTCGTGCTTCTTTGACCAAGATTCCAGAAGCCAAGAAGTTCTCTCGGAAGCTCAAGCGCAAATCCCCAAAACCGAAGACAGAGAACGTCTCTATTGATACAAAGGCTGGTCGTCCCGCGAAAAGGTCGAGTGGCTCTAGTGTTGAAATCAAGAGACTTCAAAAGATCGTAACCGATCCAACTAAATCAATCGCTGAACGGCGCGAAGCCGATCAGAAAATCAGAATTCTAAAGACTAAATAATTATGGCACAGACATATTCAAGTACAGTAGGTAATCGCGAGTCTCTCAAGCAGACCGCTGAACTCCTTGCAGCAGACATCACCCCAGTAACTGGGCTGTTGATGCACAAGAAGACTAATAACAAGCGTCCACGTACCCTCATGGACAAGCTCAAAGCGGTGGCTAATACGCCACACATCGAAGGAGCTGACACTAACACAGGACGCGACGCATTCGCAAATGTCAAAGAGTTTGAAGGTCAAGCTCAACGTACAGTTGTGGAATACGCCGTTTCCAAGGAACAAGAGCAGGAAGATTCTGCTGTCATCTCCAACATGATCAAGGCAGCCGATAAGTCTGCTGTTGAGTGTGCGATTGACAAAGAGTTCGTAATCTGCGGTGACCAAGACAAGACTGCTGACGTACCAGGCACAACTGGTGGCGCAACACATGGTCTGGGCGCACTTATCAGCAACTCTGCTGCAACTGGTGTGGATGCTCTCTACGTCACTCCTGCTGCTTCCATCTACGGCGGCTTGAAGGCTGACTACGATGATGCTGCAATGGGCGCACAGATTGCTTCCATGTGGGGACAAGACACAACCATGCAGGACTTGTGGTTGGTAGCTGGCCCTGGACTCCGCGAGCATATTGTTCAAGAGTTCACACGCACTGCTGGTGCAGCCTCGCAGGTTGACTACAATGTTAATGGTACGACTACTATCCCTTGGATGGTTGAGATCATTGACTCTCAGTTCGGTCAGATCAAGATGAAGAGTGCAAATCCGAATTGCATGCCTTCGACTGATCGCGGCTACTTCATCAATCCTTCGCTTCTGTACGTTGCAGAGTACCAAGGTATTGAGTCTGAAAACTATCCTTTCCTTGGTGGTTCGTATAAGGGCGCGGTTGACACTCGCTACGCTCTCATGACCACTGGCCCTAATGGTCTTGGTAAGGTAGCGTTCTCCGACGAAGCATAGGCTTAACACTGGGACTGGGGGTTTATATGCCCTCAGTCCCTTTCTTTATAACTTGACACGTAATTTATAATCTAGGCATGAGCAAGATACTATCAGACGAAGAGTTGACAGCACTGGCTGCTAAGATGGAACTACGCCGTCAATGGTTAATGTCACCCGCTGGACGTGCAAGGCGCGACGAGGTGATGCGACAATACATGAAGAAGGTCTACGGAGGCAACAAGCAGAGTCGGAATGGTGTTCTGAGCTTTGGAGGGTGCTACGACGTTTTCGAGCAGAAGGAAATGGAGCAGGAATGTAAGGTGGCAGATGGAACGGACTTTGTGAATCCAGACTACCTTGCATGGAAGCAGAAGGACTTTAAAGAACGTGGACTGACGGGAGACTGGCTATAAATGGCAACTAATACACGAACATGGGCAGAGGCAGTTGGGCTGACACAAGCGCGTGCAGGGGCATCATTTGCTGCTGGTACGGAGCTTGATAACATTGGATTCTTACTGAACTCCGCTGCCCGAACAATTTACGATGAGTCTCGATACTGGGAACGTCAATTAGTAGTTGAGCCTCGCACAGTGAGTCGTGGCTATGTGGCTTATACAGAAGACAGCTACAATGTATATGGTGCTGGAACCGACGATGTGAATGGTCTGTATGTTCGTAACGGGGATAGTTCAATTGGCGATCCAGCGTATACCCTCTATGATAGTGACGGGACTACGGTTAAGTATAATATGTGGAGGTATGTAACTGGCGACTGGAGCATTACTAGTTCTGGCATTGGTTCTTCTGGGCCAGATGGTTTTTTATATTTCACCCTAAGTCCTTCCACTACACCGCCTGAGTCTGGTTGGGAATCAC